TCAAACTTGACTTCATCCTCTGGGTATTTCTCTGAAATATATTGGTAAATATACCTGTCATTCCCATATATCGCAAATCCCTCAACATCCTCATATTTCTTATAGAACTCACGACAATCTCTAACCGTGCCTGGATTAATTGGTTCAACTGGTTCTCCACTTAACGTCTTATATTTAGCTTTTCCTTTAGATTTGACAAATAGAGTCGGAAAGAACTCGTCACGATGTTCATACCTTCTACCATTCTCAACTCCACGAACCAAAAACTGGTTCCCGATCAGTTGGACATTGGTATAGAATTTCATTTAGTAAGATCTATGTATTTTTCAAGTAAGGTGGGGGTTGGATCTGCAAGAGTTAAAATCTTGTCAGAACTAATCATGAATATATCATCCTTTGTCACATTAAGCAACCAAGGTTCTAAAGTTTGATCTTCTTTAATTGCAAATGGATTTATCATTTTACAATCAGGTGCTCCTATGTCAACAGCAGCAACTTCAACTAACTCACTTATCAGAATCTGATTTGTTGTTAGATGAATTATTTTTACCAAGCGGTCCATTTACTACATCCTCAATGTACATTTCTTTTAGTTTTGCTGTTGGTTCAACCATTGTGATTAACCAATCAGCGGTGACAGGAATTCTAGTGTCTGCCGATAAAGGCATCCAAGGAAAAAGAGATACTTCAAATCCTGCTTTTTGAGTATTTCCATCAGGTGCTTGTGTTTGAGGGTTTCTCATTTTGACAACACAAGGTTTGTCCATGAAATAACCAACCACTCTACCATCTTCACCTTCACTGGTACGCATCTCTGTAATATCAGTGATAATATCTTCTCCTGATTTAAGAAGAACTAATTTAATTGACATAATTTAAACCCAACGTGTTACTGTTAATTCTATGGAGTTATCATCCATTTCCCATTCCTCATCAACTTCAAATCCCATTTCCTTAACTGTGTTATGCACAGTCATTCTAGCATACTGTTGTGTAACTTTGTCAAGAAATCTTGCTGGAGGAATAGGATCTTTCCAAGTTTCTATATCTGCCACTAATTCATATACACCCTCTTTGTTTAATCGAAATCCAATATCATCACCTATAGAAACATCAACCTTCACTTTTTCATGTTGATGATCAAGAGGATTTATTAGTTCTTTATTCTCCTGAACATCATACTGTAAAAGTTCTAATGCTTCAATCAACTGTGGTTTGTGTTTGATCTTGGTTTTGACTGTGCTGAAGTGCGACATTGTTAGAATAGAATTCGGGTTTAAATTGACGGGTTTCTAAAGTTCCTAGTTTCTCCTCTATTTGTTTAGTGAGTTCTACACATTGATGAGAAGTGAAACCAGTAGCTTCTTCAGTTACATAACCATCTTGTCTGATGGTAAACTTAAGTGTTTGTTGTTCAGGCATTATAATATTACCCTCTTTACTTTCTCTAATACAGTTTTCTTTTCTGGTTGCTTCTCTACAACTACTTCCTCAACCTTAACTTCCTCAACAGGCCATGGAACATCATATTCCCAATGCTTTTCTGTATCAAAGGTTTCTGCTGGATTACCCAAACTTCTTTGTAATACTCTAACACGAATAGTATCCTTTTTGAATACTGGTTGTGGAGTTACTATCCTACCAAGTTCAATGTATTCTACACATGAAGTTGTTTTTGGTTCCACTACAGGAACATGTACTTTTTCTTTAGGCATGATTAAAATGAATG